GGCAAACTGGTACAACCGTTTACGATCCTTCTGGACTTTATTGGGTCGTAGACCAAGTGAGTGCATAAGAATGATATCATCGACAAGGAACTTCTTACCGGCTACAAATATTCGCCCCTTTTGTACCGGTCGATCGATAACTTCGTAGCCAAACTCGTATGGACGCATGATCGCCATATCGAGTATACCACCTAGGTTCTGGAGAATGACTTTTTTGAATTCGGGTGAGTAGTATCTCACACGTAAATCAAGTGCAAACAGTTCGACATCGATGAGAACGGAGGGTTTCGTCTGGGTTTTTCGGATAATTGTGTATCGCCTGGTCACATAGGGGCCATGGGAAGGAAGTGAAATACCTAAAAATGAACCTACTTTGGTGAGCCGCAGTGCATCAATACGACCCTTTATTTTCCGGTCAAGGTAAATTGAAATTTTACCGAGGTAGTCCCAGAGGTACAACTTGAACACTTGTAATGTTTTGAAATAATCTTGGTCTAGTTTGAATGTTGGTGTAAATTTTGTGTCAATATCACTGGTCACGATACGATTGTCACGGTCAAAGTACATATTAAAAGCCTCACCTCCAGTCACGATCAACTTACCGAACGGTTTGACACGGTCTGATATGGAACTTACGGTACTGATTATAATGTCACGCAGGGCGTCGGTAATGTACACGTACACGGCTTGTTCAATCGTCTTGAACGAGTCTGGTTTGAGATATTTCCGGAATTTGAGAATGTCACCTTCGGTGAAATACTTGTACAATTTCTCGTCGTTCTGACACACGACGCGTTTCTCAAAATCCTGGATAGTTTTGTCACTATAGTAGACGTGATCCATTATATAATAGTTTAGATCTAAAATTCTGGAGTGGTCGTATGGATTTTTTCCAGAATACGCTGGGTTTTTCCTGGTACAAGTCAAGCTGTTCTGACAATTCTGATGGTCCTTCGACCAACGAGTACTTGACATTAGTAAACTCCGGGTCAATCAGACAGGCTAGGACGTGTCCTATATCATACTCCCTGTCGCAGTATCGTAGCCACACGTGCGCACACTTCTCATGTTCACTGGTGTATTGACCTTGTACGAGTGTGGTGGTGATACTGTGGTACCTTTTGAGGTACTCGTGGACCAGAATAGGTCCGGCTATACCACATCCTTCGAGCTTATTGAGTTTGAGACGAAGAGCAATTTTTTTTATAATATCATCTATCATTATACACCATAATGGTTGACAAGTCTTTAGTAGCCGTTGCCGGTTTGTTCTGATGATAGTAAGTAGTGGAGGATACTATTATTACACGTATATGTACAACAAAACCGATGATACATCGTATGAAAAAATTCTACAGGATGCGTTAGCGTCCAATACAACTCCCGCTGATAATCCCCATCTGCTCGCTAAAACTGAATTTTTAACGTACAAAAATAACACGACAGACCGAACGAAATGGGCGTTTCAAGAAAACAGTGCCGCTTCAGCTATATACGCATACAAACAAAAAAACACCAGTAAAACGGGTACCGACGAATACAAAGAAATAGTAGGTTACGAAACAGAACTCAACGCTTTGAAAAAGGAACGAAATAATACGTTAGCGACTGCCCAGTGTCCATCCGGACCATATACCACATCGACCGAGTGTCAAAACAAATATGGGGTTGATAGCAGTGGTGTTATGAAAAACAGTGCAGGGTGCAAGGCTGATCCAAAATGTAAACTGGTAAAGAACGCGTTTATGGGAACTAAACTGTGTGTGGCCTGTGACAATCCTATGTTGACATCAGGTGTGTACACCATTTTATAATATCACCTATAATTAATGATTGGTTTAATTTTACTTGTGCTACTTATACTGTGTTGTATATTTTGTTGTTGTGGAGGAGGTCTGTACACGTACTACACCAAGTTTTACATACCAACTTTCAAAAAAATATTTGGTCTCGATAAGAAAAAATAAGTACGTCTTATAATATAATACTACATGAATCCATTAATTGTTTTTCTTTTGATCATTGTACTTTTGTACTGGTCCAGCCAAAGTAGCAGGTACAGCTTGCCAACTCACCGATACCTTTCAAATGACGACGAAATAATTCTCAGTAGACCCGATAGGTCCCGTGTATCCGGAGTATTTGCTTACTGTTCACCGGAGTCGTGGGAGGACTGCAAGTACGAAAAACGTATGGCGCTCAATGTCGGTGGCATACCAAATATTCCTCACTAGTACTATAGTAAGAATGAGCTGTCGATGTTATTTACCAAACGGGCAAAAGGAAGCAGTGTGTGGAAAAGTAAAAGACGGTGACCTGATTACGTGTCCCTTATCGGAATGTGGCAACTGCTCACCGCTTCCGCATCAGTACAGGGTCATCGATGTACCGGTCTTATACATGATCATGTTGATACTCGTCATAATCAGTACGATTGTTTCAATTTTAGAGGCTTAAAGAAGTATGGCAATATGAAACCATAATCAAATGGCTGATCTTAATATTACTCTCGAGCAATTCAAAACCGAACTTTCCGATATCAAGAGCGAACTCAAGAGCCTTCTGAAACTCGTTCGAAAGATGCGAACCAAGCAGGAGGACCCTACAGGTGAGAAGGCCAAGTCGCGCGCAGCAAACAACGGATTTAACAGGCCTATCGAGGTCAGCGAGGAGCTCAAGACTTTTTTGAATTTAGCCGAAGGTGAGGTGGTTTCCAGGAGCGAAGTGACCAGACGTATCAACAAGTACATTACAGAGAACAACCTCAAGCATCCCGATAACGGACGCGTTATCATCTTAGACGAGAAGCTTCAGTCTCTTCTCAAGCCCGGAGATGGTATCCAAGTCACTTTTTTGAACGTCCAGAAGTACATCAGTCCTCACTATACCAAGGCATCTAGCACCGAAGAACCAATTGCCGCAACCAAGACCATCGAACCAGTACCTTCTACTCCTAAAAAAGCAGCTACGGCAACCGGAGTGAAACGCCCAGCCGTGAAGAAAGCTTAAAAATAATACGTGCTAACCAGTAAAACACCATGGAACTCGAACCACCTCCCGAACTATCTAAAATCAAAATAGATACATTGGTAGGTACGAGAGTGAAGAATATTGAACTCTATAGAAAAGCATTCACGCATAAATCCGCCCTTAAAAAGTACACCCTAACCGAATCGTTCGAAACTCTCGAGTTCATCGGCGACTCAGTTCTGGGATTTATAATCACCAAAATGTTGTTTGATAAGTACGAGAACCTCCAGGAAGGTTTCTTGACCAAAGCACGAACCAAACTCGTGCGTGGTAATACACTGGCCAATATTTCTAAAAAGCTGGGTCTTGATGAATGGGTCCTCATGGATGACAAGGGGATGAAAAACGGTTGGAACACCAACGAAAAGATCTTGGAGGACGTGTTTGAGGCACTGGTAGGGGCGATTTACCTCGACCTTGGTCTAGTGCACACCCGGGAATTCATTATGAAAATATTCAATGATCCATCATTCATCGATATGTCCTGTTTGATGATTGATGACAATTTCAAGGATCAACTGATGCGTCATTGTCAAATCACGTACAACTGTTTGCCGGTGTACGAGTACGTGAACACGAACAGCGCGTTTTACGTCAGTGTGATCGTCCAAGGGTTTTTTGTGGGTGGAGGGAACGGCACGACGAAGAAAATGGCCGAGCAGGAAGCGGCCAAAAATGCACTCCATATACTTAAAACCATCGGACTTCCTATAAGCAATGCTCGACAAGGTTCGTAGACTTATCGAAAAAGATTATGCCGCTCAAAGGTCCGAGGAATGGCTCAGGTTGCGTGGCAATATGCTCACGGCCAGTGATGCCGCCACGGCGATCGGGGTCAACCCCTACGAGAAACCCAAAGACCTGATCTTGAAAAAGTGTGGGTACAACGAGTTCAAAGGCAACGAGGCTACCATGCACGGCAACAAGTACGAGGATGAGGCTCGTGACATTTACTGTATACGGTACAATGAGGTGTCACACGAAATTGGTCTTTATCAGCACCCCAAGTACCCTTGGCTCGGTGGAAGTCCCGATGGGATCACCGAAAGCGGTAAACTTATCGAGATCAAGTGTCCCTTGCGACGCGAAATCACCCCGGAAGTGCCTGTGTAC